CGCCTGGCAGTGGGGTTTCAAACGTGCCTCCAGCAGGATTCGAACCCGCGACCAAAAACCACACAACCAGCAAAAACACCACCACGAACCCTAGGCGCCACGACAATCCCACGACGCCTGCAAAACCCCATCCATAGCACGCGCAACCTCATCCAAATCACCATCAAAAAGATCCGCATAAACATCCAACGTCATCGCCGCCGACGCATGCCCCAACTGGCGCTGCACAACCTTCACACTCGCCCCAGACGCCACCATCAACCCCGCCGCCACATGCCGCAAACCATGCGGCGTCACCCACGGAAAATCCGCATCAGCACCCATAGCACGCTGCACCGCACCATAAAACCACCCATCATAACCAGGCACCCGCATAAACCCACCATCCGACTCCCTAGGCCACAACAGCGCATCCCTAGCCTTCCCCTCCATCAACGGCACCAGCATCTGCATCACCCTACGCGGCACCGCCACCGTCCGCCGCTCATGATTCTTCGGCGTCCCCACATGCACCTCATACCCCACCGTCACCGCATTACGAGTAATACTAAGCCTCCCCCTCGCCTCATTCACATCACACACCCGAAGCGCCACCGCCTCACCCCACCGCAAACCAGTCGTCGCCAACACCCACACAAGCTCCTGGTAGCGGCTACACTGATCCACTAAAAACTGCACCTGGCTCGCCGTCAAATACACCTTCTTCGACTTAGCGCGCCTTGGTAACCGCACACCCCGCGCCGGGTTTGCTCTCAGTAACCCGTCCAGCACCGCTAAATCCAACACCTGGGCCAGGCACGCATGAGCATGCCGCACCGTCGCAGCCGCACGATCAATACCCGCCACCCACTCCTGAACATCACTCGGCCTCACCCCCATAATCGACACCTCACCCCACTTGGGTCGCACATGCACCCGCCACGACTGCTCAGTCGTCCGCATAGTTGACGGCTTCAAATGAGTCTGCATAGCAAGCCACCGATCCCCCAATTCCCCCACCGTGATAGCTGTTTTCGTTGGTGCCCGCCACTGCCCAGCATGAATATCCGTAGCATTCTTAGCCGACCAAGCCTCCGCCTCCGCCTTAGTGCGAAACCCCTGCTTCGTGCGCCCCCGCCCATCAGGCGACCGATACTGCACCCGCCACGCATACCCCCTCGCTGTTTTGTATTTACGAATCGACGCCATCTTCGTTCCCCTCGCTCCTTGTTCCCGAAAACGGCCCCCGCCAAATCAGCAAGGGCCACAAAAATTTACAGACCAATTACAGGCCCAACATTGTCCACACTAGTGTCCACCAATCACCGCAGTTCAACCCATAAAAACAGGGCAAACTGCCGCATTAACGCCTGCAACATTGTCCGCATTACTTGCCAAGATCAATGTATTTCAACTGATGATAACTTTGCTGAGCATCACTAACCCCCAGGAACCCATGCCCAAACCCCGCAGGCACCTCATAAACCCACGTCATCGGACTATCAAACCCGGGGTTAAGCGAATCATTACATTCAGGATTGCCAATAACATTACGAAGGTCACGGATCGGGTCGAATTGTTGCCCTTGTTCGTTAATAAGAACAGCTCGAACATCAAACATGCAGGTTAAGTCCCAGCTATGGGAACTCATGTTCTTCACCCGAGTCTTCACAATAACAAACTGGCCGCCTTGCCGCGGGGAAATAAATTCATTAACTCCGGCCTCACGCATATAATCTGCTGCGTAGACTTCCAGCTTGTCAGCCTTCTCTACCTTCTCCACGGTGACAACACCACCATCGAAGGAGACTTCCTTACCCACACCAGGATAATTCGCTTTCGCATCAAACTTTAACTCACCATCAGCAGAAGAAACACTCTCCTGAAGCTGCTGTGCAATCTGCTGCCCAACCTGATCTTGGCCGGAAGACGTCCCCTGCTGCATGCCATTAGCACAGCCAGAAACACCACAAACAACCACGACACAGGCCAACAGTGCCGCTAATTTCCTCATGGAAAACACCCTCTCAAAGGTATAGAAACAAACGATTTAAACGATTTACAAGAAACTCTTCACCCGAGCACGCAACTCATCCGCAAACCCATAAGGGCCGCAATCTCGGCGGCTATAATCATCCATTTTCTTGCTGAAATTCGGAATAGTCTTGAACGAAATAATTATCCCCCTCCTCGGTAAGTAGCGGGGCTGCAGGGTCGCTATCTAAGAGCTCTTCGATAATTTCTGGACTCCATTTAGCAAATGCTAGCCGTTTCCGGATGCGCCCATCAGTGCGTTGGCGAGTAGACCAAGCAATCATCTCGATAAAAGCCAGCTTGGCGGCCGGTGATAATGGAAACGCCTTTGGGCTGTCGAAGAAATCGAGAGTGATATAAATGAATAAGCGGTCATCTTTAGCCGACATAAACTAAACCTTCTATATATAAAATTCTTTACTCTGGTGCGTAGTTAGTCCATGCTTTGCGTGGTACTCACAGGATCTTGGGATAAGGGTCAGGGTCAGCTGAGGCTGAGGCCGCATGCGCTCACATGCCGGGTACGACCTACGCGGTAGAGTCGCTCCCAGGTGCGCAGCAGGTGCATGGTAACACCTAGCTCTGCGGCCATGGCCACGGGCTCGCCGTCGCATTCCCATGCGGCTTCTTCTACCAGGCCATCGTCTAGCAGCTGGTTGGCTGCCCATTCGTCGGCTTCGCGTTCATTATCCGGTGTGGAGCAGTCATGATTGTGATACGCATGCCCTAACTCGTGGGCAACAGCGCACACCCGGGTTATCGGGTCTAACTCATGCCGGGCATAGATCGTACGAGTCAGGGGATGCCAGCACGCATTCATGCGTGGGGTAAGCGCCCCTGTCTCGACAAGACGAACATCAAACTGATGCAATAAATGTTCCAGCCGTTGTTCAGTATCATTCATGATTGGCTCCTCAAACTGATAACTGACTTAAACAATTATGAAACAAAACCATGCCAGAAGCAATAAATTTCGGCGAAAAAATATGTGTAATAAATCTCAAAACCCTGATATGCTTGCAAGACATGATCGCGTATATCTAAACTAGCTGGGGTTCAACTCAAAAACCCCTGATACTGCCTGCTCAAACCCTGTTTTCAGGGCTGCAACAAGCATATCAGGGGTTTTACAGGTTGAAGCCCAACACCTCAGCTTTCGAATCTTTTATGTAAAATGCTCCTCAATGGGGGGAGTTGCCTGTTGAGCTGCCACCCGCTCCACGCCCGCATTAATCCGGGCAACGATGGCATCATCATCAAAAACATCAGCAGGGGCGCCGCTGTCAGTATCGGTAGCCTTGGTTGCTTGTTCATTAGGGGTTGGAGTTAACTGCCCTCGGCCGTAAGCGCCAAGCTCTATTTTTGCCTGAGGCGTAAGAGCGTCTTCCGCGAGTTTATAAATCAGCTGTTCGGGGGTTGCTGCATCCAACAAAAGTCCATCTCCACCCAGATAATCAAAAGCTTCCGTATGTGTGAGCCTTCCAAGCTCAACTAAGGCGTGTATAGGAGAAAGATTTAACTTTCTGGACACCAGTATCAACTCGTCTGACGACAAGCCCTCGCTAAGCCGTTTAGTAGCGGTCCTGCGAGAGACGCCTAGAAGATCGGCCAATTCAATCGTGGATATTTTCCGTCGAACCATTGAGCTGAACCATTCTTTCTCTCCAGTCATACCCTTAGCCTAGTGGGTAATTTTATTCCCGTCAAAGGTGCGATTAGCTGCCATTTCTATTGGAAAAGCCGCGTTTTAAGAGAAGATTATTGCGCATTATTTCAATAATGCGCTAAAATATGCCCATGAATACAGGAGGAGACGAGAGAATGGGAAAATTCTTGCTCAGTCTTGATGAAATTGATCGGGTTAAGAGACGTAATTCCATCCATACGTTGGTCGATTTAGAAAAAGTAACCAAAGTTACCCGAAAAACATGGCGGGAAGCGTTGAGTAGCCGGGCCCCAAAACCAGCAGTATTAGATGCTCTTGCTGATTTGGGTGCCCGGCCTGACAAAATCCTTGTTTTGGATGGGGCCTGAGATGCTACCGGTTTTTGTTGCGCAGGCTCTTCTGGATTATGTGGCTTCGAGGCACGCCAAGTGGGGTTTGCCACTGGATATGGAATACGATTTTTCGGTTTTGACGGCCCCCGAGAACGATAGCCTGGCTGCTGATAGCAGGCTTACTGACATGGCGTGCGGGTGTTTGCTTCAGGCCTTCCGCCAGGTTGAGGTGCAGCTGGCCGAATCCGGGCAAACGCTCGGCTTCAACAGCCCCAACGGGGTGGCCTTCGCACTCGGCGATAACGGTAAGGTGCATTGCGTCGTGGGGACTGTTATTCGTGATAGTAGCGACCCCGACCCCAGTCTTATCGCTGAGCTCGATTCCCCATTCGTAGATCAGATTATCAGTGCTAGCTTGCAGCGCCCTACCGCTGATGCGGTTCGCATCCTCTGCTATCTCGTTGGCGTGTTCTGCAGCCAGGTTAGCCCTTTCGGCAGCGTCCAAGCTTTCTCTAGCGGTTTCGTTAGCAATTTCAGCAAGACGGTTAGCGCGCTTCGCATCGTACTGGCTCACCACAGCAACACCCAGGCTGACCACGCTGATAGCAGTAGCCGTGACAAGGGAAACCAAGGGGATATCCACACCTCAAGTATAAGTACCAGCGCCCCGTCGTAAAGCCCAGTAAAAAGCAAAAACCCCGCTTCACAGCGGGGCGGAACAAGAAACAATAGAGAAAGTATAACACGAATGCATTATTTATTCAAAGTGAAAGTGCCCGGCACCCCGAACACGGTCGATGCGACCCTGATTGATGGGCGAATCTGGGTCACATTATCGTCAGTGTGCAACAGCCTGGGCATCCACCAGCCCACGCAGCAGGACCGGCTAAAACTCACATGCTGGGCGAAGATCGAACGGATCCCCCTGGTGACCGAACGCGGCCGGGAACAAACCATGTACGTGATCGACCGCCGCACACTGACCATGTGGCTGGCCACACTAGGTGTTTACCGCAACAAAGCCACCCGGAAAACCCTAGAAGCCTACCAAAAAAACATTGATGATGTGCTAGACCGGCTCCAACAAGGCCTACGTGGGGAGAAAAACTACCCCACCGCACCACTAGCAGAGAAAGCGCAGTGAGCATGAGCCGCTGTAAAACCCCCGCATCTAAACGCCGCCGCCCGCGCCGGGAGGGGGAGTGGTTGACACTGCCGGAGGCCGCTGCATATACGAAAATCCACCGCCAAACTCTGCGGGTGCTGCTGCTGAGTGGAGAGATCCCCTACAGCCGGAAAACCGCCCGGCCGCGGTCCCCATACCTGATCGAGCGTGAGCATTTAGATAGTTATCTTGCCCGGGTGAGTGATGATTGCCGGGCCGCTGCTGAGGGAGGTGCCTAATGAGTGAACATGAAAATGCCCTAATATTGCTTGTTCAGACCTTGATTTTGGGGCCCATGACAAGCATATCAAGGGTTTTCGAGTTGAACCCCAGCCGGTATATCCCGCCTCAGGCCGCGGTAGGCGTCGTTAATGATCGTCGTGATATCCGTGTTCAAGTGTTGACAGCACCGGTAGAGAACCGGGACGGGTATATCCCGAATTCCCTTCAGATACCTGCCCAAAGTCACGTATTCGATACCGGTATCACGGGAGAGTTGGCGGACGGATTTTCCGTCGAATGCCGCAGCAGCCCTAATTGCTGCTCCAACAGCGGTGTTGAAGCCCTCGGCGGATTTGATTTCGCTTTCCTCCATATCAACAACTATAGCCGTACGGCGATAAAAGAAAGCTGGCGGGTAGCTAAGATACGGTTGACTATAGACCAAAAAGAATACTATTGTAGCCATATGGCATGTATAAGATTCATTTTGGGTAGTTTTTTAATCAGTAAACCTAACCAGAAAGGAAACAATAATGTCTACCACACCATATGGTGCTGACTCGTACTACGACCCATATGAAGAGCTGGACCGCAGGTTTGACTACCGGGTTTTGGATGATGAAACCCGGGCGCTGCGGATCGCTGTGGGCCGACAGTTTAAGAATTTCGCCAGGAATCTAGAGGCAATGCTTGATGACAGCAGGGAAAAGAACTTGGCCTTGGAACGTCTGGAGGAGGCGATGATGTGGGCAAACGCCTCGCTGGCCCGCGGTGCTGAGACCAGCTAGCGGGATAAAGGATAGCCCTGGCCTGGTAGGCCGCCCCAAAGGGTGTGGGGGTTCGATCCCCCCGGAGGGTGCTAGGCCCCAGCGTGGGGCGTGTTGTACAGCGAACTCGATAGTGGAAACACCCAATTGCCCTTTCCTCGTGCGGGGAGGGCATCTAACCAGGGGCCTAAAACGGGCTCCTGTCAGGCTCATGCTCCGGTGAGGTAAAACCAGACTGCTTGTTGGTTTCGTGTTTGGTCAAGATATTGGTTGGTTTTACGCGGGTTCGACCCCCGCCATGAGCGCTACCCGCCTAACTAGCCGGGCGGGAACCCGGTGCCCCGTGGTCTTCCTCAGCCACGGGGCACCCCAAAAACAGAAGTTAAGGAGTAGCCAATGACGAAGCTCAACTATTTGGAAGAGGATGCTGCCCTGATCGTGGAGAACCTGCCGGAAGGGTTCGAAGCGACAGCCGAGGCGGCGCCGCTTTTCCTGATCTACGCGGTGCTGATGCGTGCTAAAGGCATCTACACGACGCTGGAAGACGTCCACGATGCGTGGGCTGCGTGGCGCACCACCACCAACCCAAACCATAGCGATTTAGTGCCTTTCGGCCAGCTTGATGCAGAAACCAGGTCGTTGGATCGCCCGTTCCTCCACGCAATCCATGCGGCAGCCCACATCCGAAACAACCAAACCGAAAAGGAGTCATAATGAATCCCGTACTCGTCATCTCGATAGTGGCAATCGCTATCTCTCTCACCGCCCTGGGCGTTTCAATCAGCGCCCACATGGCCGCCCGCGACTGCCGCAGGGTGACCGTAATGTTCATGACCACGGTGATGGAATACCTGGACGGAGACAGCCAGGTAGGGGTTTGCCTGAAAAAAATCACTGGTGCCGCTGCTGATGCTGATGGTGATAAAAAACCAAACGGTCGGGTGGTAAAGCGCATTCGAGATGACCACAACCGCTAACCCGCAACAACAGCCGCTCACCCCCGACGGCATTCTCGCCGCCCCATGCCACCAGGTTACCCTCCCGTTTTGGGATGGGCGCCTGTACATGGAGAAGGAAGAAATGATGCTGGCCCGCCACGAGCAAGCAAAGTATCTTTGCCGCCAATGCCCGCTGTTAGAGGCGTGTAGCCGCTACCTGGAGCGCATGGAAAAACAAAGAATGCCAGTCGATGGGGTAGTGGCTGGCCGCTATTACACGCCGAAAAAACGCCGCCGGCGTAAAGCAAAAACCCGGGAAACCCCTAGCTAGCCTGCGTTTTTAAAGCAGAAACCCCCGATACTGCTTGCTCAGGCCTTGCATTCGGGCCCGTGGCAAGCATATCAGGGGTTTTGTGGGTTGAACCCAGCTGACCCATTAATAACAAAGTAAGGAACCCATATAGTATGGATAACAAAATCACACCATTCTCGTTTAATGGTACGCAAGTGCGAGTCGTCACCCGTGGCGGTGCCCCTTGGTGGGTTGCCGCTGATGTAGCACGCGCTCTAGGTTTGCCCCGGGCTACCGATATGACTAAGTACATTGACGCTGATGAAAGGGGGGTGATTACTAATCACCCCCTTAATGGGGGTAGTCAAATGGTGATTATCTCTGAGTCTGGCTTGTACTCGGCTATCTTGCGTAGCCGGAAACCGGAGGCGAAAGAATTCAAACGCTGGGTAACCCATGAGGTGTTGCCAGCGATTCGGTCGCATGGCGGGTATCTCACCCCGGAAGCGACAGCCCAGGCGTTGTCTGACCCGGATTTTATTATCCGCCTGGCTACGCAGTTGAAGGAGGAGCGGGCTCAGCGTTTGGAGTTGGAAACCCGGGTGGAAGAGGCTGCGCCCAAGGTGCTTTTTGCTGATGCTGTGAGCGCATCGACCACCTCGATCCTGGTGGGGGATTTGGCGAAGATCCTCAAAAGCAACTGCGTTGATATTGGTGCTAACCGGCTCTTCACCTGGCTAAGGGCCCATGGGTTCCTTACCTCCCGCCGTGGCGCTGATTGGAACAGCCCTACGCAGAAAGCCATGGAGCTGGGCCTCTTCGAGATCAAAGAAACCGTTATTACCCACGCCGACGGGCATATCACGGTCAACAAAACCCCGAAAGTCACGGGCAAAGGCCAGCAGTATTTCATTAGCCGTTTCCTTGATGGGCGGTTCGACATCAACGACACAGGCGTCATAGTGACGAAACAAGGAGCATAAAAGGAATGACCACGAACACCCCCACTTACGAATCCCGCCTAGCACTACGATCCCTCCGCAGGCACGCAGCAGGCAAAAAGACCGGGCGGGCTGGGGTACGGGCCATGGAAGCCCTCGGGTACGTCACCGAGGACGGCACTATCACCCCGGCCGGTAACCAAGCCCTACACGGTGAAAAATAGGCGGCACCTATGATAAAGCACCCAGAAATCCGTGATGCTCTCTACGAAAATGAGAAAAACAAACTCCGGCTCGAAATGAAACGCGAACGCCTCCAGGCGGCTAACCACTGCTGCGCGCTGGAAGCCACCGGCTATCAACCACACCAGCAAATACACATTTGCGCCAGGCGCAGCGGGCACCGCGGCGGCCACCACGACTATGACACCGGATTCCACTGGAAATGGAACAAAGAAGAAGGAACGAAATGACGGATCACCCCTCAATCCAGCAAATGCTAGACAGCCTGAAGTATCTCCAGGAGGAAACAACCCTCCTGGATGAGGAGGATGAAAAACACCTACGGGTGGTGTCCCGCTGGATAGATCTCCTACTAGATGACACCGACTACCGGGAGATGCAAAACCAGCCTGAATTCCGAGATAAGCCCGACGACTGTGGGGCGCTGGTGGAATTCCTTCCCGACCTGCCTGGAATCGGAGAAGGATCAAAATACATTATCGAGATCAGCCATCAAGGAGCCGACGATATCACCATCATCATTAGTGATGACTGTCAGTATGACACCTGCAAAATCACGCAGAAAAACCTCTACCAGCTAGCCCGAATGGCCCTAGTGATCCTTCTACGGACGGAAAACCTTAAAACCAGAGAACGGAACAAAAATGAACACCCCAGCAAATAGCCTAGCGCCGATGCTGGAGGCCATCGGTCGGCTCAAAAAATACGCCCCCGCAGAGCCCTTGGACCGCCAAGACATCAACACGATCATTGATACAATCGAGGCTCTGACCGACAGCCCAACCTACCAGCCAACAGACAGCGTAGGATACGGCAGGCTCGACGACGAAGGCTACGGGGACGGGCTCTTAGTGCTACAAAATGGCGCACTACAAGGGTTCGTGATGGTTGACCACTGCGGCCCTGACCACATCATCCTGAGGACGGAAACTAAGCGGGGCGCCCACCACATCACCCGGGATCAGCTCTACCGGCTAGCCGCCGGTATCCTCACGGTACTAGCACACGTCGATTACCCCGACCAAAAATAAGTAGAACAAACTTTCCAATTATTGGATTGCTAGTCGGTTATCCGCCATGATTCCGCCACACTCCCGAAGTTGCTCTCGTGCCTCTAAAAGCAGCTTCGGTGGCACCCCGGCGCGCTCGGCTTCGGTAATCGCCCGGCTTAGGGCTTCGCTGGCGTTTAGGGCTTCGTTAGCGGCTGCTATGAACTTCTCGGTGGTGTCGGTAAGTTCCGATAGCTTATCCGTAACTCCTGCCAGGCTTTCGCTAGCGCTGGGGTCAATAGTGAAAGCTTCCACTGGAACGCCTAGCACTTCGGCTAGGGCAGTGGCTTCCCAGATTCGCGGTATGCGCTCCCCGGATTCGATACGCCGGAGATTGGTCATGTGCATTGTATGGCCGGCTCCTTCTAGCTGGCGACCTAGCTCCGCTAATGACCATCCGGCCCTCTTCCGGTAGTAGATGAGATTCTGACCAAAAATGCTACTTTTATCCACCATTTAACCCTATCATGAGCACAATGTGTGTTGACATAAGGGGCGGCATTACTTAATATTTGCCCTATACATGTTTAAACACATATCGTGCTTGAAATTCCCCATATCCCCACAGAAAAAATCACAAATAGAACATTTATCACCGTTGTTAGCAAAAGCTAGCAAGCTGCCACCACCTAAAGGAGACCCATTATGGCGACGAAAACCGCCACTGCCCCCAAAGACGACCGTTTGTTTATCCGTATCACTCTCGATTTTTTCGATAGTGAAAAGGTGTTTCCGCTATCGCCGGGCGCCAAGCTAGCTTTCATTGAGATGATCGCTTGGTCGGCCCGTCAGCATACTGATGGGCGAATAAGGAAACGGCTAGCACGTGCTAGGTGGACGCCAGCCATTATCGAAGAGCTCTTAGACAGCGACCCTGAGCGCCCCCTACTGGCCGAGGGCGACACTGATTACTTCATCCATGACTATGCGGAGCACCAGCAGACCACCGCGGATATCGAGGCGGTGCGTGAAGCCCGGCGCGCAGCTGGGCGTAAAGGTGGGCTGGCTAAAGCCGCAGCTCAACAGGGTGTTTCTAGCAAAAAGGTAGCAAAAGCTAGCAAGCCGCTAGCAAAACCTGCCGAGAAAGAGAATGAGAAAGAGAACTATAAAAAGAAAGGGGAAAGAAAAGCCCGTGGTTCGGTAGCGGCCCCTGTTGCGCTTTGTCCCGTGCCCGACGCCCCCTCTCCCTCTTCTCAAATCGAAATTGAATTGACCCCCGCAGGGGTGGCGCCTGCTGCCGCAGTCGGCCACTCTGCCGCCCCGGAGTCTCAAGAGCCGAAGCCGGTGGGCGCCCCGCGGCCGGTGGTGGTTGATCCCGAGCCCGCGCCTGCCTTGGTTCTTGATGATCCGTGGGCTGGGCTGCCTGACCTCGCCGATCACCAGACCGCCCAGGTGTCCGACACGGATTGTGCTGATGGGCGGGTGCCTGCCTGTCTTAACCCCACCAGTGAGAAAACCATGACCGCGAAGGATCAGGCCGTGGTGGCTGCCGTCCGGGCGTACCAGGTGATCGGCACCCCTGCGGAATGGTCGAGCCCTAACGATCCGCGGTGCCGGAAACACGCCTACCTGCCGCGGGAAGAAGTACCCCCCTGCCGTAACTGCATGCGGTCCCGGCAGTGGTTCGAGCAGCGCGCCGTAGCGGAAAAGCAGGCACATCTAGCAGCTATCCACGCCTGCCCCTTGTGCGACGAGCTGGGCTACGTGGCGGTCAAGAACGCCGCAGGTGAAACGACGGGTGTGGCGCACTGTGACCACACTGGCGAGCTACCGAAACCGAAAGCAGAGACCCAGCCCCGGCCGGTAGGGCGGGGCATGCCCGCACACTTACGCGAGAAGCTGGACGGCATCCTGGGGCGTCAAACTGCCCAAGAAACCGCCCCAGACGCCCCGCAGAAGCCCGAAACCCGGGGCGCCTACACCGGTACCCCAAACCATGATCCAAACCCGGCAGAAGAGCGCTCAGGCGAGCTGTTGACGGTAGGAGCTGCGTCATGAGCCGCGACCCATTCTTCGACGCGATCCGCGACCAGCTTTTACCAGACGCCACCGACACCGAAATCGAAAGTCTGTTTGGTCAGTATTTGGGTGCCCAGCCCGAGCCTGTATTCATCGCCCACATTGCTGGTGACCCCAAACCCCAAGGGTCTAAACGCTATGTGGGTGGCGGGCGAGTCATCGAGGACAACCCCGGCACCCGGGTGTGGCGGCAATCCGCACAACTCCAACTCGCCACCTACCGCAGCCGCCAACTGAAAGACCCCATCGACGAAGCGGTGCTGGTGCAAGCGGTTTTCTGCCTACCCCGCCCTAAAAGCGTCCGCAGCATGCTCCCCACGTCTAAATCCTCATACGACCTCGACAAACTATGCCGGGCGCTAGGGGACGCCTTAGAAGGGGCCGGTGTGCTCAAAAACGACTCCCGAATCACCACATGGCACGCCCGTAAACGCTACGCCGAAGCCGACAGCAACGGGCCAGCTATCACCGGCGTGTTCCTACGAATCTATAAGGAAAAACAATAATGTGTACGCTGTTAGACGAAAAAACCCGGCGCGCTAGGAAACCACACGAGTGCTATGCGTGCGGGGCGGTAATCAACCCTGGTGAGGAATACTGCTGGGAAAAATATGTAAACTGCGATGGCCTTTATGAACTGAAAAGCTGCTTAGCTTGCGATATGGCCTTCCCTGAAGTATGGAACTACGTGGGTGAATGGCGGTGCATATCTGACGAAGGCATCACCTTCGAGGACTATCTCGAATGGGCGACCGACCCCGACTACGATGACACCCCCGCCAAGCAGGCCTGGCGTCAGCGTGCCGGCTACACCAGAGAAGGGAAGCTCATTAAATGATCCTCGACGTTACTTGCGGTGCCAGGCTCATGTGGCACAACAAACACCACCCCGATGTGATCTACGCCGACCAGCGGACGACGCAACACCAGCTATCAGATGGCCGGGAAATCACCATCAACCCGAACATTCGGCTCGACTACCGCGCCCTACCCTTCCGTGACAACGCATTCCACCTTATCAACCTAGACCCACCCCACCTCCAGCGCGCCGGGGCGACTGGGTGGATGTGCCAGAAGTATGGGGTTCTCATGACCACGTGGCGGGAAGACCTGCGCCAGTGCTTCGTTGAGTGTTTCCGGGTGCTTGCCCCAGGTGGCACGCTCACTCTCAAGTGGAGTCAAGTCCACATCCCGCTCCGGGAGGTACTGGAACTATCGCCATACCCGCCCCTGTATGGCACCCGCCACGGCAAAAACAATGCTACGTCTTTTACGGTTTTCCATAAACCAATGGGATCAGGAGGTTTTCGAGTTGAACCCCAGCTTCCATTAATCCTCCACGAAAGGTTCCACGATGATTGATATCACCCTCGCTAAAAATATCCCGCACCGAATAACCATCACCGATGCCGGAATAGAATACTGGACCGTCACAGCTATCACCCAGCATATCGGTGTCACTAAATCCACCTTCGCTAGCTACGTTGCCCGTGGCCAAGCCCCACAACCCGCATTCCAGCTAGAACGCACCCGCCTATGGGACGCCGCCGAAATCAAACGATGGCACGGCTCACGCCCCACAAAGTAACCACACCCCCGCCCTTCGCCTCCCAGGGTGCGGTGAATGCCACTAGTGACCAAGCCCCAGCTTTACCATTAGCCCACGCATACCAGCTGGGGAACGGGAGGAAACCATGGGCGCCACCACTACCACCACCGAGACAGGACTACGCGCCACGCTACGAAACCTACAGGGCCTCTGGATAGAACTAGAGTCTGCCAAGTACCCCACCCCCACCCGTATAACGAACTCCCAGGGGGGTAAGAAACCCGGGGCCCACCCCACTACACCAGGCGGGGCCGCCACCACCCTAGACATCGACCTCACCCTTAACCTCTTCGAGGTCGCCCGAGACATCGCCAACCATATCCAGCCAAGCCGTATCCTCACCTGCGACGCCCACCAACTCCTAGGCTTCCTCACCTTCAATGCTGGACTCATCGCCGACCTAGACTTCGCCCCCGACATCCACGCCGAACTCCGCTACCTGGAGTCCAGACTCCTGGATTTCCTCCGCGCCGGGCAGCCCGTGGTGTGTGACGTCGGTGAGCCGTGGTTAACATGGCGCACTATCATCCATGCTGCCCATGCTGAAGGGTATACGGTTAGCCGTGCGCTGCTACGCAAGTGGGCCGAGCGCGGACACGTTGATACTCGCTTAAGCGCTGATCGTATCGCATGCTATCGACTCGGTGAGGTGCTAGGTCGCCTGAAAAATATGCCTTTGCCTGCTGTCACAGCAGATGATATAATCGACGCGACGACGCAGCCTGCAGAAAAACCAGTGGAGGGTTTAGGGCTCGCGTCGCCCCGGGGCGTTTTGATGGCTCCTCACCCCGGATAGCTCGTGGGGCAGGGGATTGCCGCTCCACTCCTCCTACTTTCTGACCTTCAGGGAGGGAATCCATATGGCAGCATGGCGAAACGGCGCCCCTACCCACGTGAAAACTCATATCCGCAAGAAAATCCTTGCCCGCGACGGCTACACATGCCAACAATGCGGCAGCCCAGCCGCCGAAGTAGACCACATCGACAACACCCGCGGCCCCGGATACGATGCTCTTAGCAATCTCCAATCGCTCTGTGTTCTATGTCACAAGGCCAAAACGCAACGTGAAGCCCTGGCGGGGCGTGCCGCCCGGGTAGCGAGAGTGAAGCGACCCCCCACCCCCTCATTTTGTGATATTCCCCATATCAGCAGGTTTGATACCGACCGGGGGTAGGGGGGATACCCCCCTCGGCGGCCCTCGGGCCGCGGAGGGCAAAGGGCCTGCCAGTCTGTACGGGTTCCCAAGGCCAACCTAAAGGAAAGGTTAGGAAAACCTAAGAATGCGAAAGGGGGTGCCGACCGTGCCCGGACCACCCCCGAAAAAGAACGCCCGCCGCCGCAATGCCCGACCCGACTGGGTGACGCTCCCCGCCGATGGACGGAAGGGGCGCGCGCCCCGATGGCCACTGCCCGGCCGAGTGCAACGCGGGTGGGCGGAACTCTGGCGACGGCCCCAAGCAGTCATGTGGGAACGAAACCACGACGAATTTTTAGTCGCCCGCTACCTTATCCTACGGAACGCCATTCAGGATGAACTTGACCATAGTGTGGTCAACGCCAGCGCTATGGCGGAGCTTCGCCAAATCGAAGACCGGCTGGGGCTCTCGCCCATGGCCATGAAACGCCTCCAATGGGAAATCGGCGATGCTGAACAGTCCAAGCCTGAGGACGACGGGGTGGTGATCGACGCCCATGACCGCTTTGCCAACCTCTGACCTCACCATGCCGCCCGGCTACTACCTCGGCAACATGGGGGCCTGGTGTACTCTCCCATGGCCCACCACCATGGATGAGAAACTCGACCTCATCGCTCACTCCCTAGGCCCTGCGGTCATCGACTGGGCCGAATGGCGCACCGATGAACCGGGCCTCCTCAACGACGACGGCGAACGGTGGCGATTCACGCCAGGGCAAAGCAGATTCCTCATCCTCTGGTACGCCTTCAACGACCAGGGCAGGTTCATCTACCGGCGTGGCTGTAAACGCGGCAGCAAAGGCAGCGGCAAAGACCCCCTAGCCGCCGCCATGTGCAACATTGAGCTACTCGGCCCCTCCCAGCTTCACTGGGATGGCGCCCGCTACGTAGGCAAACAACACACCATGCCCCTCGTGCAGATAGCCTCCAACTCCGAAGAACAATCCAAAGACGTCCTCCGGGTTGCCAACAGCCAATTCGGCGCCGAAGCCACCAACTACTACGGGTTAGACAAGGGGAGGACTGCGACCTTTGTGAAAACCTCCCCAGCCCGCATCGAAGTGCTCACCGCCTCAGAGAGGTCTTCCGAAGGCGACCCCGCCACTTTCATCGTGCTCAATGAAACCCACCACATGACCCAGCGCTCCGGCGGGCATGCAGTCGCCAAAGTGGCTCGCCGAAACGTCGGCAAATCAAAGAGAAACATTCAGGCCCGAATGGTGGACTTCACCAACGCCCACCAGCGGGGCCAAGACTCCATCGGCGAAAAAACCTTCGAAGCATGGCAGAAACAACAATCCGGTAAATACCCGCAGCTCAAGAAAGACATCCTCTATGACTCCATTGAATTTGACCCCAAGCTAGACATCTACGACCCCCAGCAGCGCATGCTGGCGCTCCAGCAAGCCTACTCCGATGCCCCATGGGCCGACCTCGAACGCCTCTCCGACGAGGTGGTGGACCCCGAACTCTCGGCCGGTGACGCTATCCGCTTCTACATGAACGGACTCGGAGACGCCGAAGACTCCTACGTGTCTGCCAAAGCCTGGGCGGCACTCGCCGACCCCACCCGCCAGTTTGAGCCGGGGGATCAGATCGCCATGTTCCTCGACTGCTCCAAATCAGAAGACGCCACAGCCCTCATGGGCTGCCGAATCTCAGACGGGTACAACCAAACGTTGGGTGTGTGGTCCAGGCCCCGCGGACCCCGAGGTGAAGGCTATCTCGTCGACCGCGACCAGGTGGACGCTAGGGTGCGAGAAATTATGGAACTGTACAAAGTCGTTTGGTTCGGCGTCGACCCGTCACCCGCCAAAGATGACACCACCGAGGCCTCCTACTGGAGGCCCCTCATCGACGCATGGCACCGTGATTTCCGCCGAAAACTCCGCTGCTGGGCAACAAAAACCCACTCCGTCCTCTGGGACATGCGGCTTTCCGAACCCGGCGCCGCCGACCGGAACCGGCGCTTCTCCCAGGAGGTAGAGATCATCCAGGACCTTATCGACAAAGACGGCCTGGACGGGCCATTCCGACATGATGGTGACCCGGCGCTCACAGCGCATGTGAACAACACGAAAATCCGCTGGAACAAGTTTGGTTTGGCGATTGGTAAAACCAGCCGTGACAGCCACCAGCTCGTCGATTTGTGCGTGGCCATGGTGGCTGCCAACGTCGGCCGGCGTGAAGCCCTGAACTCCGGTAAGGTTCGTGCCCGCCGCAAGGCCGGCCCTAAGAAGCGAAGGAGAGTGATGATCGGATGACCCTCGAACTGATCCACGACTATGAGCTCGCAGACGACGAGCATACCCTCATCGCCAAGCTGGCGGGGCGGCTGCAAGAACACGCCCGGAAGAACAAGTCGAAATGGGCTTACTATGAGGGCAAAAACGCCCTCAAGGATTTGAACATTGCCCTACCTGCGGTTGCTGGAAGTATCCGGGCGGTTGTTGGCTGGCCCGAGATTGTGGTTGACTCCCTAGCGGAACGGTTGGAGTGGCAAGGGTGGATCTCCCCGAAGTCGGACATCAGCGAACTAGACCAGGTGTTCGCCGAAAACGACCTAGCTTCTGAATTCGCTAAAGCCACCCTGGAATCCCTCGTCACTGGTATGGGGTTCCTCGAAGTATCCGCGGGCGGCGATGGTGAACCCGCCATCATTATTGATGCGGTTACCGCAGGCGAAGCCACCTACATGTGGGATGATCGGCTTAACCGCATGGCAGCAGGCTATATTGAAAAAACCGGGGAAAACGGCGAAAGATACCAAACCCTACATTTGCCGGACCGGGTGATCTCTATCATCACCGCCCCTCACAAGGCGGAAAAGGAAATCATCTGCGTCAAACACGGCTGGGGCAGGTGTGGCCTGATCCGTATCCCGAACCGGTCCCGCGCCGGGAAAGATGCGGGCGCCTCGGAAATCACCACGGCCATCGAATACTACACCGACCATGGCGTTCGCACCGTGCTCGGCATGGAGTTCAACAGAGAGTACTACACCACCCCGCAGCGCTATTTGTTGAACGCCACATTCGACCAGCTAGGCCTAGATGAGGACGCGACAGAGAGCGATCTTATCCAAATGGGGTGGAAAGTGGCCATGAGCAAGGCCCTGGTGGTGCCGCCGGGTGATCCTGATGATGGGTTGCCGAACATCACTGCGGGCCAGTTCCAAGCATCCCCGCCGACGCCCTATATTGAAGAGCTGAAGATGATGGCCCAGCTTGTGTCAGCGCAATCAGGGGTGCCGGTATCGTATCTGGGTTTCGCCTCCGATAATCCACCCAGTGCCGACAGTATCCGCGCCACCGAATCCCGCCTGGTGCGGCGTACTGAGCTCCGCCAGTTGGCGTTCGGCCGCCCACTGTGCCGTGACCTTGCCTATGTGTGCAAAGCCATCCTTGATGGCAGGCCGCCCGAATGGGAGTTCATTGCCTCCCTCGAAGCGAAATGGCTGGCAGCCGCCACCCCCACGCTCTCGGCAACCATGGACGCCATGACTAAAGCCGTAGCGGCTGAAATCACCCCGAAACACTCCTCCGTGGTGTGGGGCAGGGTGGGGTTCAGCCCAACCGAGCAGGAAATCATGCGGAAAGAACTCGCTGAACAATCCGCCACCCAGCGCGCCACCGTGCTTGCTGGCGGGGCTACCACCGTTGGTGATACCACCGTGCTTGAACTGGCCAGGGCAAACCGAGAACCCGAAGAAACCCCCAACACCACCGATGAAACGCCTGTTGAAACCGGCCCGCAGGACACGCCCGCTTCGCGGGGGGGGGGCGGAGGCAGATGACCTCAAACAACGCGCCGACGCCCTAGGCGTCCTGATCCGCGCCGGGGTCGAACCCAAAGCCGCCGCTGACCTTGCTGGCCTGCCCGGGATCCGATTCACCGGGGCAACCCCCGTATCACTACGGGAGAAAACTTAAGCAAAACCCATGGGAGGGAGGTGATGGTATATGGCCAGAGACCTGGATGCCGAAGCCGACTACCAGCAGGCCATGGACAACCTGCGGACCCTCGCTATACGGGATTTGGTGTCCTGGTGGAAACAAACTGAAACCCTCGGGTTCGCCGACGCCAAGCAGCTTATGGAAGAGCCCTTCCAGGCGATTATCGCAGCCTACGGGGAACAAGCCGCCTACGCCGCCGCCGATTATTTATTCCGCTCCCGCAGCCTCGACGATAACCTTCGTGGACTGGAGTATCCCGAAGTGGCCGACCCGGCGGGGTTTGAGCAAATCCTCGGCTCCTACGCCTGGGCACTAAACACCTCCCGCAACGCCACCGGCGGTTTGGATAGGCAGCTAGTGCTACGGAAACTCGCCGGCATCACCAACCGGCTCGTGCAACAACCAGCCCGTGAAACCGTATACCAGGCCACCCGGAAAGCCGGCACCCGCTACGCCCGTGTGCCGGAACCCCACGCCTGTACGTTCTGCCTCCTCCTTGCCAGCCGTGGTGCTGTCTACAGCCACGATACGGTGCTACTTACTGAGGCTGGCAAAAAATACCACGACAACTGCAAGTGCCTCGGCATCGAAGTGCAAACCCCCGCCGACCTACCACGCATCAATCAAGAACTAGAACAAATCTACGCGGAATCCGGCAAATACCCCGGCAGCGACCAAGATGCCTTCGCCGAAGCCATAGAACGCCACCGAAACCAAACACCCGACTGGGTACCACCAGACGCCGTCCGATACCGACGCGCAGTCGACATGTCGAAAGCTACGGTCAGGCGGAAAATCACCGCCAAAGAAGCCTTAGACATCGGCTTAGCGGATGACACAGCATGGCCCGAAAAAGAAGACCGAATCCGCAAATGGCTAGAAGACAACGGTGCGCAATCCGTCATTAAACTCAAGGAACTGGACAAAATACCCGGTGGCGCAGGACTCCGTTTTAAAGAAAAAACTGGGATTTCAAATACTCCTGATGCCATCGTCGATGGGATCACCACGGAGATGAAATCCATCACCTCGAAAAGCGGAATTAATAACAGGGCCAGAAAAGGAAAAAAACAATCGAGCACGCTCATTTGCGACCTAAGGGAATCAATACATGATGAACAAACCATCTTGGCTGATTTACGCAGGGCAGTAGACAATAATGGTGCATATCTTGATAGAATCGTAGTGATAACCACGAAAAAAACCATTCTCTGGGAAAGGAGCTAAAAATGTCGTATGTCGCATCCATCATCATTCGAGGCGCTGTCGAAAGCCCCGAGGATGTCATCACCCAAGCCGAAAATTTAATTGCCTCAAATTTTTCTTCGGCGAAAAGGTACCCGAGTGTCCGTGTCCTTTTAACCCCCCCCGAATTTAAACGTGATTTTGGGCTCGCTGAAATTGACGTTACCCAGTCTCGGGACTCAGACGCGCTATCTCTCCTGAAGGAGATTTTCTTCTTCCTTTGTGAGGAAACCGATTGGGCCCTAGAACTCGACTGGGATGGTGCCGAAGACCTCAGCGATGATTTCAGCGAATACATGCGGCGCCCCCGCGGTGATTCCACCCCCGTGGTGTTCGACCCGTATTCCGATGAGGAACAGGACAATCCCTACTGGGAACGAGAAGAAGTCCGGTTAGCCGCCGCCAGCGCTTAAAACTAGCATCCCCAGTAACCCGCGTTCTCCCCGCGAGACCGCGGGTTTTCTCATACCCAAAACACACACGAATATGAAAGGAACCCCCATGCCAGCCAGAGCATTAGCAATGCCCCCCTGGGTGCGAACCATCACCCCAGACATCCCCGCCGGCGGCACGACTGATGCCACCCAGAATGATACCGCAGCTCCGCAAGCCCAAGACCGCGAAAGCGAAACCCCCAGCGACAACAATAGCGGTGATGAGGAGGGTGACCCCGAGCCAGCAGATGAGCCGGTAGGCGACGTAGCCGTCTGGAAAAAACATGCTCGCACTTGGGAAACCCGGGCTAAGGAAAACAAAAAAACCGCCGACACCCTGCAGGCCCAGCTTGATACCGAAACGGGTAAAACCAAAAAGGCTGAGGAGGCCCTTGCTGAAGCAACTAAACGCCAACAGGCAGCCGAACAAACGGTCGCCCGCCTAGAGCTCGCCCTGGAATACGGCCTCAGCCGGAAAGAAGCAGAAACCTTCCTCCACGGCGACGCCGAAGCCATGCGCACCCAAGCGCAACTCCTTGCGGACCGCGCCGGGGCTGGGGCGTCGAAAAGCCGCCCCGCAACCTCGCCGCTCCAAGGCAAGGGCAAGGCCGGCTCCTCGAAAGAAAGCGACCGCAGCTGGGCTCGGCGCCTCATGGGCAAAACCAAAACCGAAAAATAAAAGGATGTGATTCATCATGCAACTCAACCCAATCCGTGAACCTCTAGGCGTCGATAACCGCAAGTGGTTAGGAAGCCGCCACGGCGTGACTAACGCCCAAACCGTCACCATTGACGGGAAGAAAATTTCCGCCGTTGTGAAGGACAACGTTCTGCCTTCCGGTATCCCGCTGAAGCGGGGGACAGGCGGCAAATACGAGCCAGTAACCGCGGCCGGTGACGCCCTAGCCGGGTTCCTGCTCACCTCCCAGTCCGCCAAGCAGAAAGACGTGGATATCGTGGCCCCCATGCTCGACCATGGCCGCATCCGGGTGAAATACCTCCCCGAAGGCGTATTCGACATCACCACCTTGACCACCCCTAACCCCCATTTCATCCTCACCCCGAAGGAAGGTGACTGATCCTCATGTTATGGACCGAAGTTGTGCAGCCGCAGTCCCTCACCACTGTGGCCCGAGAAACCCTTGATGAGCGGGAACGCTCCAAAAACATTCTCGCCCAATTCCTCCCCAACCGTGTCACCGACGACATCTCCGTAAGCCTATCCGCAACCGCTAACGGCCTGGTCGAGGTTGCTGAATACCGCGCCTACGATGCTGAAACCCCCATCGGCGCCACGCCCGGCGGTAAGAAAATCTCCCTGGACCTGCCACCCCTGGGGCAGAAAATCCCCGTCAGCGAATACGACCAACTCCGGGCCCGCGGTATCAACGCCCCAGCATCCGGCAAAGATTTGATCGGCCGGGCCACAATCACCGCAGCCCGGGCTGTCGCTGACCGGGTAGAGATGCTGCGTGGCGAAATTCTCACCACCGGCAAGGCCCTCATCAGCGAAAACCAGTTCAACGTGGAGCAAGATTTCGGTCGCGACCCCCGCCTCACCACCACCGTAGGCACCAAGTGGGACCAGTACGCCACCGCAACCCCGATCGAGGACTTACAGGCCCAGGCAGAGGTTTATGCCAACCTGAGTGGTGAGGCCCCCGGCTACCTGCTGGTATCCCCCAAAATCATCACCAGCCTGATCCGATGCGAAGAAATCCGCAAAATGGCAGGCGGCGTGAACGGCATCCCCAGCATGGTGACCGTGGACTTCCTCCACAGCGTGCTCGCATCCTTCGAGCTGCCACCCCTTTTGCGGTACGACCGGAAGATTCGCAAAGGCGGGGCGCTCAAACGAGTAATCGACGAGAAAATCGCCATCATGCTCCCCGCTGTAGACGGCGAAGAATCCCCACTGGGGCGCACGTTCTGGGGCACCACCCTGGAGGCGGTAGACGCCGCCTATGGCATTGCCGAAGAAGACCGCCCCGGCATCGTGGTTGGCGCCTACCAGGAAGACGACCCGAAGTCCACCTGGGTGCGGGCCAATGCTATCGGCATGCCTGTTGTTGGTGATGCTAACTACACCGCGGCTATGACCGTCCTCTAAGAGTCAAGGAGAACTACTATGGCAACCATCCGCAGTGATCTTGAAAGCTATGTGATTGCGCACGATGAAACCGGGCCGCATGTGCTTGCCCCAGGTGCGGAAGTACCAGAAGGCGTAACTATCCACCCTGGCCTGCTGGAACCGGAACCCGAAGGCCCCGAAGATCCCGAAGATCCCGAAGACCCGGAGGACGATGGGGAAGGTGGGGAGGACAACCCCCCCCCCGCCAGCCCGAAGACAACCCGCCGGAGTAACAGCCGTGCTCGCAAATCTTGACGATGTTAAGGCCCGCATCCCCCACGTGGATTTCGACGAAGACCAAGCTCTAGGGTTGCTGGAGGAGGCATCCGCCCTGGTTGAGGGGTACCTGCAAAAACCAGTGCCCGAACCAGTGCCGGAAACCATCAAAATCGTAGTATCCCGCATGGTAGCCAGGGTCATCGAAGCCCCCAAAGAAACCGCCTTCCAAGAATCCATGCAGGTCACCGCGGGCCCGTTTAGCCAAAGCGCGAACTTCACCCACGGTGGTAGTGGTGGCGCCCCCTGGCTCACCACATCGGACAAAACCATGCTGGCCCCCTTCCGTAAGAAACGCCGCGGCATCTACTCCATCACCATGAGCTAAAGAAAAGAGGGTGCGATGCCAGGCCTCCCCACAAACAGTTATTACCCGGTAACCCGGCTCCGCCGCTTCAAAACCGGCACCGATGAGCTCGGCAACCCCACCTACGGGCTCCAGGGCACCATCATCCACGTAGCGGGGTGGGCGAAACCCACCACCGCCGAACCCGAACTAGCGGGCCATGCCCGCCGAACAGTCGCCATAAAAATGTACGCCCACCCCGGCGGTTTTATCGAAACCGACATCGTCATCCTCACCCCAGGCGGCGAACGCCTAGAGGTTGTGGGCGAACCCGAAAACTATGAACACAGCCCCTTCGGTTGGGCCCCAGACTTGGAGGTGATTAATCTTGCCGGAATCGAATGACCAATGGCTAAAAGTAACTCTCGGCGCTGAGGCAGACCAATCAGATTATGTCGAATGCGTAAGTCTATCCTTCGATGGCGGGTCCCTCATTTGTTTCGCTGATGAGGGTATGCGGCAAGTACGAGCTGCCTATTCGCCCACCGGATGGGCAAGCTGTAGGTGGGTGGATTACAGCGAAGTACGTGCCGAACAAGACCGCGCTTGGCGTCGCTACGTGTGAGTGGACTATGTCAAAGTACGTACCGAACAAGGCCGCGCTGAAAGCACTGCTCAAAGACCCCATGACCCAAGGGATCGTAGTCGACCACGCCGAACGAGTAGCAGCTGCCGCGGGCGATGGGTTTGTCTCCTCCTACCAGATGGGCAAAACCCGCCACCGCTGCATCATCTACGCCGACACCTGGTCGGCTAAACGTCGAGAAGCCCGGGACAATATCCTCACCCGAGCCCTAGGCTAATCAGCCCTCTGGAAGGAGGCCCATGTGACCACCACCGCCACCACCACAGTGATTGCCGAGCTGGCGCGCCGGGTAGGGGTGCCGGTATCCAGCCGCATGCCTTCTACCCCGAAACCGCAGGCCTTCATCATTGTTTCCCGTATCGGCGGCGGCATGGAGGACTGGGCACTCTGCAACCCCCGCTTCCTCATCGAATGCTATGCCCACACTGAGCTAGACGCTGAGGCCCTGGCCGAAACAGCCTACGAAGCATGGGTGCGGATGAGGTCCGCCAAAATCCAATCCACCACCATAGACACCCTCACCAGGTACGACGACCCCGACCCGAAGCTCTACCGCTTCCAATTCACCGGTGGCGTGCGGCTCCTAGCCCACTAGCCGGTCCCTGGTGCGGCAGCAGGGGACACATCCTGCCGCAACCACCTTTCCAACTTTCCTGATTTAGGAGAACCATCATGGCTATCAACATCCAAAACGCCTTCGTGGCCACCCCACCCATCGACGGCGGCGTCTACTTCAACGCCCCGGTCGGCACCCCGCTGCCGAAAACCGCCACCGAAGCCCTCAATTCAGCATTCGTGGATCACGGTGCTGTGGGCGAAGATGGTTTCAGTAACACCCCCACCCGCGAAACCAGTACCGAAAAAATGTTCGGCGGGGATGACTGGGTTGACTTACAAACTTCGTACACCGAAACCGTCACCATCACCCTGCTAGAAGACGACAACGAACACGTGCTGAAGTCCTGCTTCGGCGACGCAAACGTCATCGAAAAAACCGCCACCGACAAACACGGCCGGCAGCGCACCATCTTTCACACCGCTGAACGCCTGCCACTAAAAAGCCACATCGTCAAAGCTGTCTCCGGCGAGAAAGCCAAGACGTTGGTTGTGCCTAACGGCCGGATCAGCACCGTGGAAAAAACCGCAGAGACCCATTCCGCATCCACGAAATACAACATCACGATCACCGCTTTCAAGGGCCCCCAGGAATACAAATACGCCAACGTATTCGAACTCCGGGACGACGGCATGGTCGACCCCAACACCCCAGACCCCGACACCCCAGACAAGACCGTGACCCTCCCCAGCGGCGTTACAGGCGGCACCTTCACCCTCTCCATCGACGGCCACGCCACCACCGAACTAGCGTTTAACGCCACCGCCGAAACCGTGCAGGCCGAGCTACGCAAACTCACAGGCGCCACCACCGCCACCGTCACCGGTAATGCTGGCGGGCCCTACACCATCAAGGACATCACCGGGGCCCTCACCGCCGACGGGACTAAACTCACCGGTGGTGCGGGCACCACCATCACCGTAAACCCCTAAACCCCTCCCCGGTAACTCCGGGCGGCGGAGGGAACAACAACGGCGGCGGGGCTGTACCGCCGCCCCCGAAACCGGACACCCGCCTACGAGCCGTGTCATTCGGGTGGGAAGACACCTCATCGAAAACCCACAACTGGGAAGAAACCCTCCAAAAAGTCGCGGCAGCAGGCGGCAACACCATCGACCTCGCAGTAGGCCGACCCGAATGGCTACTCTCCCCCGACGTGCCCTCAGACAGTGGGCTCACATCATCCCTATCAGCAGCCGAAGGTGACCCCATCGCAGGGATCATCGACGCCGCCCACGCAGCTGGCATCACAAGCATCTACCTCACTCTGGATGCTATGGCCACCACCACCCTGGCGAAACCCGAATACCAAGAACTACGGGCAGTATCCAGAGATGGCACCGTTCGAAACGATTTGGGCAGCGCCTACGCCCTCACCAAAGGACACATCGGTGCCATGCTAGAGGCTGCCGCACGGCACCTCGCGGCCCGCTACGGCGCCCGCATCAAAGGCATCATCCTCACCGAAATCCACTGGGACTCCGGCAGCTTTTCGGCCAAAGACCTGGAGCTGTTCAAACAAGACACCGGCGAGGCGGATTGGACCCGACGTGGCGACGGCACCCCCCACGAAGGGCCCAAAGAACTGGCATGGTTCAGCAATAAAATGGCCGAAGCCGCAGGCCGCATCAAACGCGCCATCGGTAATACCCAACTGGTTTTCGACGTGCGAGTCAACTGGGCCAACCCGGTTGCTGGCCGGCCCGACAGCGGACACGACTACACCAAACTACTGCAGCACGCCGATCTACTTCAGCCCTGGGTCTACTTCGACGCTGGGCAGGCTGGAAAAGCCGCGCCCCTGGTGGAAGCACTCACCGCACAATGGCCAGGTAAGATCCGCCCCTCCATCGGGCTGTGGGGTGCGGGCGGCACCACCATCCCCGCAACCGACCTAGACACGGCTATCACCTCACTACGCTCCCAACCATGGCTGCAAGTCACGCCAGCATCAAAACTCACCACTGCCCACTGGAAGGTGCTGAAAAACTGGCGCTAACCACACTGAAAAAGGGCCGCGGGCAAAACCCTGTTACCGCCCGCGGCCCCTCCCACCCTCTATCAACCACAACTAAGGAGCCATCATGGCATTCGACATCCCCGGATTCGACAACATCGAATTCAACATCCCAGCAGGCAAAGACAAAAAAGTCACCATCACCATCCCACCAGTTGACTGCCTTTATCCCACAGACATCAACGCCATCCAAAACGAAACCGAAAAACGACACGTCGGCAACGACTCCGTTGAAATCATGCGGCTCTTCCTGCTCCACTTCAACAACACCCAGGCTAAGAAGGATGCCATCAACAAACTAGTGCAACGCCAGCTAGTGGAAATCGACCGCATCTGGAGCCAGGAATCAGGTATCCCGCTGGGGGAATCCTTGCCCTCCACCGGTACGCCTTCGGGGGAGACCCCCAGCTCACCGACGCCCTCCGAGCAGACCTCTTCCACATCGGATACTCACTCAGCAACGTAGGGCGCACCTACCGGTGGAGCGACCTTAGGGCATTCCTCAAACACCTACCAGCCACATCCCACCTCCACACCTACCTCAACCCCGCCGCCGCCGAAGCCGCAGCCTGGGCGTTACCCACCAACCAAATCCTTGGCGCACTCTTCGACCAGCAGTACATCCTGGCCCTGGCCCGCGCCGGGAAAAACACGAGTGGTGTTGGGGGTCTTATCCAGCAAACCATCGAAGGCATTGAGGCCTCCCACCAGCAGGTGAGCCGGCCGCATAGGCGGGAACTGACCGCAGCAGAGATCAGGCAAAAGGTCAGGGAAAAGCACCACATCTAAATCTAAAGGAGGGGATTTCTCATGGGCGCAGAACTCGGCACCGGCTACATCTCGATCATCCCCGAGGTGAGCAAAATCAGCCCCACCATCGCCAAAGCACTGGGGAGTGTGGAAAGCGAAGCCGAGCGCCGCGGCGGCTCGTGGGGAAGCAAGCTCGCCGCAGGTGTGGGCAAAACCCTGAAAGCCGGGGCGCTTGCCACCGGCGTGGCGGCAGGTGGGCTTATCGGCACCGCCATGGCCAAAGGCATGGGCCGCCTCACCGCTATCGAAAACGCCCAACAGAAACTCCTCGGCCTAGGCAACGACACGAAAACCGTTGCCGGGGTCATGAATGATGCTCTTTCCTCAGTGAAAGGCACCGCCTTTGGACTGGGGGAGGCAGCATCCACCGCTGCAGGCCTAGTCGCCGCAGGTATCAAACCCGGCCAGCAGCTGGAAACCACCCTGAAAACCGTAGGCGACACTGCCGCTATTGCTGGTCGCAGCATGCAAGACGTCGGCGTCATCTTCGGCTCGATTGCCGCCCGCGGCAAACTCCAGGGCGACGACATGTTACAGCTCATGGCTTCTGGTATCCCCGTGCTTCAGCTGCTCGCCAAAGAAACCGGGAAAACCTCGGCCGAAATCTCGGATATGGTTTCCAAAGGTCAGATCGACTTTGCGACCTTCGAGAAAGCCATGCGTGCCGGCATGGGTGGGTCCGCCTTGAAAATGGGCGAGTCTTTCACGGGTGCCGCAGCCAATGCCCAGGCGGCCCTGGGCCGGTTGGGTGCTACCGCCCTGAAGCCGTTTTTTGGCCTGGCGAAGGATGGCCTGGTGGTCGCCACCCGCGCCATCGACGGGCTGGAAACCAAAATCAAACCAGTTGCGGCCGATATTGACACCTTCCTTCAGCAGCGCCTAGTGCCAGGGCTCAAAGACGCCAAGAGCGCTGTGTCGAATTTTCTGCAATCAGATCAGGGCAAAGGCATGCTTACCGGCGTCCAGGCGGCCTTCAGCGACACGTTTGATGCCGGCAAAGCCCTGGCGCCCGTGGTATCCACTGTGGCTACTGCTCTGGGGCAGGCCTCCGCAGCCCTCGGCGTCAGCACCTGGAATATTTTCCTCGGTACTTTGCATGCAGCATCTGGCGTGCTCGTTGCTCTGGCCCCATCTCTCCAGTCTGTCGCTGACCTGCTGAAAGCCCACCCAGGGTTATTAGCGGCCGCCATGGCAGGCTGGGCGGCGTTCCGCACCGTGCCAGGTATCGTTGGCGGTATCACCACCACCGTGGGTCAGTACACGTCCAAGCTGTCCGAGATGCGGGGGCACGTGTCTAGCCTGTCTGAAATGCGGGGGCAAATATCCAGCATCCAAAAGTTTTACAGGGACGCTGGTGTGGAAATGGACCGGGTCGGGGCAACCACACACTACCTGACAGGCGAGCAAAGCGGTTTGGCTGCCGCTGTGCTCAAGGCCGAGGCCGCATTCCAGCAGGGTTCCCCGGCCTTGAAAACATTTGCGGAAAAGCACACCGAGGCAGCCCACACTGCACGCGCTGCCCTGGGCTCGATCGGTGACGCAGCTGTTGGTGTGGCCCGTGGCGGTTTCTCCCTGCTGAAATCCGGCGCCGAAGGCCTACTAGGCGCCCTCGGTGGGCCTTGGGGCCTGGCGCTCACCGGCGCAGCAGCGGCCCTTACCCTGTTCGCCAGTGAGAACGAAAAAGCCGCCCGCGCTGAGCAGCAGCACAAAAACAATGTTGACGACCTCAAGAACTCCTTGAACGGAATTGAGGAGGCAGCAACCCGGTCGGTGATGGTGCAGCGCGCCTCCAGCGAAGGCCTGATAGACCTGGCCAGCAAGGCGGGGATCGCTTCCAGCACTGTGGTGGATGCCATGATGGGGCAGGCCTCCGGCCTGGAAGCCATCCAAGGCAAAGCCGAATCCATTGTCACCGCGTTCATGCATGCCCACCCCCAGCTGCAGCAAGCCAAAATCTCCGCCGATGATCTAGAAGCCACCCTCAACGGCAACAAAGACGCCGCCTTGGGCGTGGCCACCGCCCTCGCCGATCTTGATGATGGCAGCGTAAGAGCCCAGCAGAACGCCGCCGAATCCTTCGCGAAATGGAAGGAAGGCCTGACTGATGCGGACCTGGCGACATTAAAGCTAGCCGAGTCCACCCGGGGCGCCAACAACGATCTGGAAGAGGCAACCAGGCAGCACGAAGCCGAAGCAGCCGCCATGACGAATGCCGCTAAAGAGGCTGATGCCGCGGCTCAGATCTACTCGATTCTGGGTGACAAGATCAAATCCATCCCCGATGACAAAACTATCAAAGTTGAATCGGATGCGATCACCGATGAAACCAAACAAAAGCTGGAAGCCATGGGGGCGAAAGTCTCCGAGCCCTTCGAGGGGCAGGTAACTATTGATTTCCCCGATGCTTTCTCTATCATTTCTTTGCTGGATCAGATGGGGGTCAAACTCTCCAGCCTCGATGGTTATATCCATATTGATAATGCCGAGGTGCCTGGCACTATCGAAAAACTGGATGCTTTAGGGTTGAAAACGAAAACCCTCCCCGGCGGCAAGGTTGTCATCGACTCCAACGACCCTGACGTGAAGACCCGCATGCTTGACCTGGGTATCCTGGTTAAAGACAAACGCACCGGTGAAGTTAAAATCAACGACAACGTTGATGACGTCATCAAACGTATCCGTGGGCTAAACGGCCAAAATACTGCATCGAAGCACACCGTTGTGGTGGAAAACGTGTACACGAATGTGGGCGGGAATCGGTATCTGCACCCTGATGTCGCCTCAGCACGCAACGCCGCAGGTGGTGTTGTAGGGCTCGCTGCCGGCGGCCTGTTCGGCACTCCGGCAGGGTACCGGCTGCCCCTCTCCGGGCCCGGTACCACCGAAACCGATGGTTTCCAAGGCGTCGATAAGCAGGGCCGGCCCACAGCCCGGGTCGATGCTGGGGAATGGGTCATTAACCGCCGGTCGTCGGCTAAGCACCATAATTTGCTGCGGGCTATCAATGACGATTCCCCCAAGCTCAATAAGATCCTAGGGGGCGTGCAGGCTCTGGCTGATGGTGGGGTCGTCACCCCAGGTCAGCTCCTTCGGTTCGCCAAAGGTGAAACCGTCAACGGTAAGAAGGCCCCGCGGTCTCTCGAAGGCGCACCTTATATTTTCGGCGGCGGACTACTCGCCAACTGGGGCGATTGTAGCGGTGCGATGAGTGGCCTGGCCGCACTAGCTGTGGGGTGGCCACTCGACGGCCGTAAGTTCGCCACTATGGATGAAGGCCCCGTGCTGGCCCGTATGGGGTTCAGCACCGGCTTGGGCAGTGGCGGTCCCCGGTTTTCCATTGGCTGGCTCAACGGCGGCCCCGCCGGTGGGCACACCTCAGGCACCATCCATTTCGCTGACGGCCAAGCTGTCAACGTCGAAATGGGTGGCGGGCGCGGTAACGGCCAAATCGGCGGTGGGGCGGCACCAGCCTCCCACCCCCAATACACCAACCACGCCTACCTGCCGCTTATTGCCGGGCAGATCGTCACCATTGGCGGCAAAGACTACGACCCCGCCGATTTCTTGCGACTCGGGGATGATATCGAATCCACGTCTGTGGATGGGGTGAAAACCAGCCGCGGTAACGTTTCGTGGGGCAAAGCCCAAAGCCTGTTTGACCAGGCAAAAAAGTATATGCAGTACGGGCCGAAGTTCGACACCGGCGGCCGGTGGCCATCCGGTGTTCGAGGACGGAACGAATCCGGCGCCGACGAATTGGTTTTGACGAACCAGCAGTGGCGGCACCAATCGGCCATTGCCAAGGCCCTACCTGAAATTGGGAAACAGAACGCTACTGCGGCGAAAATCCTCATGGCGGCAGGCGAAAAATTCGACAAGGCCGCTGGGGAAATCTCCACCGCGGCAAAGCTCTTCGCCCACGACGCCGAAGACACCCGGGTCATTGTGCAAGCCGAAGGCCGCCATTTCGGAGGTGGCTGGTTGGACTCCGCCGAAGTTGTAAGAGACGCCGAAAAGGGTCTCTATGAGCTGCGGAAAAAGATCGCCACCGAATCCGACAGCATCAGCAAAGCCGAAAAGGAACTTGCCGACGCTAAGAAGGAATTGGCGAAAACCGAGAAAGAGGGCGCCGCGGTATCCAAGGCCGATAGGCGAAAACTTGAAGATGCCGAAAAATCCTTGGCTGACGCCAGGAAGAAAGGCAAAGCCGACCGCATCGCCGACGCTGAGAAGAAACTCGCCCGGGTACGGGAAGACATCGGCGACAACCTGGAAAAATCCACCGACAAAAACGCCAAAGCGGTCAAATCCGCCCAGGAAAAGGTGAATAAAGCGGAGGACAAACTGACAGCGGCCCGTGCCGCCCAGGCTGAATCCCTCGCTGATCTAGAGGCAGCCGAACGCACCGTGGCGGCATCCCGCTACCAGGCAGCCAGCGAGATCGCCGAAAAAATCGGCGGCTCACTCTCCGCCGGCATTGGGCACATCGCCAGCTTCTTCTCTGAAATAGAGAAAGCCGCAGGCATTGTCGATAAAACCCGACAAGAAGTGTCCAAGCTGGAAATGCAGCAGCAAACCAACACCCTCACCAGGGTGAAAGCGTTGGCTGAGCTGCAGATCAGGGAGCGGGATGTAGAGCGCACCCGCGCCCGCGGCATCGTGAGCATCGCTCAAGCCGAGGCTGCTCTCGCTGAAGCCCGTAAGCAATCCGCCCTCATGGGATCCACCAGCGTGGAAGCCATGAAAGGCGCTATTGACCGCTTCTACCGCACCGGCAAATTCACCGTCGAAGATCTCACGGCCTCCGTGGTGGCAAACAGCAAGGAAATCCAGGCCGCCGAATGGGGAATCCGAGTCGCCCGGGCCCAAGCCGCAGTCGACGACCTGGAAGCGGCCAAGGCCCAGTCAGAAGCCCGCTACGAGGCGCTAGAGGCAACACTGAAACAAACCGCGGCAGCGCAGCTGCTGCGGGCCCAAACCACAGCCCTTGCCGAACAAACCGCCAGCCTATACGGCATGACCGCAGGCCAAGCCCAAGGCGCATCCAAAGGCTTCGGTGGGGTATCTAAGCTGGTAGGCGGCATCGGCAAGCTCCTAGCCGGCGCTGCGGCTGGTGTCGCTGGTTTCACCGTCGGCGGGCCCCTCGGCGCCCTAGCAGGTGCCGGCATGGCGCTGGGCGGTCTGAAAGACCTGGTGCAGGGCGGCATTGACATCCACCAAAACAAGGACTCCATCAAGGACGCCTGGAAGAACTTGGGGACAGCTGAAAAAGCCGCCCTGGTTCTGGGGTCCGCGGGCGGTGCCGCCCTCACCATCGGCGGTGGCGTGCTCTCCCAACAATACGGTGTAGAAGCCGCCACCGGCGGCGCCAAGCTCGGCGAGCAGTTCATGGAGAGCACTATCGGTGCACTCCAGTACGGTATCAGCGGCAGGATCGAAAAATCCCAACGCCAAACCGAAGACCGGCTCACCGCTATCCAACGCCAGATCGACCAAAACAACCTCAACCTGGAGCTAGAGCGCGCCACTAAAACCGTGGAATACCTCCGGCAAAAAGACAAACTGACCGCCGAACTGGAGTACGCGAAACTCAAACAGGAGATCGAAAAAACCGACGACGAAAAAGTGCGGAAAGCACTCGCCGCCGCCGCGGAAGTAGAACGCCTCCGCTCACTCGCCACCACCACCGAGGTAGCGCAAACCGGGGAACTCCGCCAGCTCAACGCCACCCTGGCAGAACTCCTCGCGGTCACGAAACGCTCACTCGCTACCGGCTCCGGGCAGGTGGGGCAGCTATCGGCAGTTGATGCGGTGCGCTACGAGCGAGCCCGAATCTAACAGAAAGGAGGCACCATGATTGACCGACGCTATTTAGTGCGGTACATCGCCCCCACAGGTAAAACCTGGGAGCTGTCATCCGGCACCTGGATAGCGGGCATTCGCAGGGCCGGCATCAAAGAGCTGATTGGTCGGCCCGAAGCCACCGGCATCGAAACCCTTGGCGTACCAGGCCGGGCAATCGAAGGCCTCCGATTCCCAGCCATCGAAGGCTCCCTCGATCTTTTTGTGCGCGCCGGGCAGGGTCGGCATGCCCATGATATTTGGGCAGAGTTTCGTCATGGTTTCTCCATCCTTCCGCCGTTGGGCACGCTCCAGATCGAGTCACCCATGGGCACTATGCACGCCCAAGTGAGGCTCAACGGTGCTCCGTCTGATCTGGAGGTTGATGATGCTACGGCCGATGTGTGGGCATTATCCATACCGCTTGCTATTGACGCTGGCTACTGGGAAACGACCCCATTCCGAAAACCCGGGAGCGTCACTGTGACGAATTCCGGCCAGGTGTATATATGGCCGGAAATCATGTGGGAAGGGGCCGGTGGGAAAGTAACACTCCCCTCCAGCGCGGAATTCACCCTGCCTGCCGTGGATTCTACCCGCCGGCTGCGCCTGGACCCGCAGAGATCCCACCAAGTACTCACTGCCATAGGTGTGCGGGATGATGATCTCTGGCGCCGAATTCGGGGTCAAATCATTTCCGAAGGCGTACCCCCAGGGCAAAGCAGGCAATACGATTTACCTGCCGGGGCGTTTCTGGAGTGGCGGATAGGAGTGCTCGACCCATGGCGATGACAATAGGGCAGTGGTGGCAGCACGCTAGGCACCGGGCTATGGTGGCGGCAGATTTCGGGCAATGGATCGGGCTGCTGGATGAAAACTGCGAACCGCTTTTCGATTGCCCACCACCAATAGAATTCTCGGCGCCCGCCACCCGGGGGGCCCCGGTATCAGGCAGGTTCCTCCACAAAATAGCAGACGGCGCTAGTGGGGCAGTACACCCGTTAGCGGATGAACTGATCGCCGATTTCGGCGCAGCCCAAAACGGGCAACTCATCGAAGCCGATGGGCCCACCCGCTACATCATGGTGGAGCGCCCAGGCTTCCGCAGAGTGTATCGGATCACCCACACCGTGGCCAGAGGCACCTTCCACACCCCAACCCTCGTGGAAATCAACGGCACTGACCTGCTCTCAATCCTGAACCGGCACGTGGCCTGGTCAAACCCCCAAGCGCTTCGAACAGGCAGCTTCCAAACTTTCACCCGCGACTGGGTAGGCGACCCCACCAAGCTGGAGCTGTATAAAACCCCCCGCGATTTGATGCACTACCCCATGGTCACCGCCGTTGACGGGGTAACCATGGAAGGCCCAGCCGAAACCGTGATCCGCAACGTCATCGCCAACTCCTTGGAGATCGGATTCAAGCTGTGGGGTAAAGCGCAGCGGATCGTGGCGTCGACGGCATCCTCCGGGCTGCCATCCCCACACCTGGTGTACACCGCTGACGACCAGCCCCTCTGGGACTCCATAGGGGCACTAGCCCTCCAGGCCGGCATCACCGTCACCTGTGACCTGTGGTGCCCATCCGACCCCCAACCCATAGGGGTGAAACCCCTCACCCAACCCACCATGATAGTTCGCGTCACCCAAGGCTAGCCGGCGCAGATAGGAGGAGATCATGGCCGAAAAAACCGACGTCATCCTCATTGCTGACGGTGGCGACCTCACCGTAGGCCGCCACATGCCCGCCTACACCTACGGCGGCTTCGACGTCACCATCCCCGCCGACAAACAACAAGAACAACCCGCCGAAAACCGGCTCCGCAACGGCTACATCTACCGCCCACCCAATGCCGGCGCCGGGGCTTTCGATATCGGGTTTGTGCGCGCCGACGTCACCCTCAACATGAACGGCAAATCCTCCAACCTCGAAACCGCAGTAGACACAGCCCAAAAACGAGTCGACGGCAATTTGTTCTTCGAACGCGATATCACCGGCCGCGGCCTCGGCGCCTACGAACCCGGCGCGGATTTCCGGCTTGGGGACGTGGTTTTGGTGGAGATTTGGGGCAGGCGCATCAAGGTGCCGGTGACCGCTATCGACCTCATTGGCAATAGCCAGGAGGGGGCTAGGGGCTGGCGAGTTCATGTGGGTGGGCAGATGATATCCGATGCTGAGGCCCTGAAAACCCACAACAATGCCATCTGGGAGCGCATTAATCAAGAGCGCGCAGAACGGCGGCGCGCGGTCGGGGCGGTGCAGAAGACCGCCACCACGGCGGTAACCGCGGCTGGTGTGGCCGATGTGAAAGCCGCCACAGCAGATACCAAAGCCGATAACGCAGCGGTTGCCGCTGATGATGCTGATAGGAAAGCTAGGGAAGCCGACCGAAAAGCTATTGAAGCCCTGCAAACCACGATCACTGGCATGCCCCGCATCCTCCATATCGACACCGGAGATATCAATCTTTTCACCGGATCTAGCGGAAAAATTAACTCCGGCACCGAATGGGGCACCTTGCAGTGGCTTGCGGCAGGCATTCGGCCTCGCAGTGGTGCTCGCTTTGAAGCCAAAGGCAATTGGGTTGGATCCATTCTCATGATCGCGGTATCCGACCAGGGTGCAACAGATGTGAGCTGCGCCAACATCACCGCTGGAAACCGATATCATGATTCGGCAACCGGCGGGCTTTTCCAGGCGTATAAATCGGCTACGGTTTTCATTCTTCCCAGCGCATAACAACACTAAGGAGTATTATCATGCCAACTATTACTGGTGATTTGAAGCTTGTAACCCAAATTCCTGCGGGCGCTACTCATTTGCATATCCATGCCCCGCAAACCCGGGTTACTGGCAGCACGGTGATCCTCACTGACCCCGATATTATTCAGGTAAAACCTGATGGCACCTTCACTACCACCATTGAGCCTGGTGAAGCTATTTGCATCCCCGCCTATTCCGGTACCATGGGGCTCCCAATCCCTATTCTTGTGAAACCGGAAACCACAACCTTCGCCGAAGCCGTGCGAAACGCGGGGGATCTCACCGCCGACGAACGTGATTCCGTCATCAACATGTACCACGAAATAGTGGCATCCCAACAAGCCGCAGCAGCCGCCGCCAGCCGCGCCGGGGCGAAAGCCACCGAAGCCGCCACTCATGCTCAAGCGGCAGCGAAATCCGCCACCGAAGCAGCAGCGGCTATCCCCCCGGCAACCGCCACAACCCAAGGCAAAATCCGCCTAGCAGGAGACCTCACCGGCACCGCCGATAACCCTAAAATTATTACAGCGGGCAACTTGGCATGGAGCGTTAGCGCCGAGCCGGGCTCTGTTAAAGAGGGGTTCGTCAAGACCAAATCCGATGGCCAAATCCATATCCATCCCGGTTTAATCACCCAATCATGGCATGCGGTTAGCAAAGGCTATGTTGACGACCAGATAAGCACCAGGGCGCCAGAGTACCATACCCACAATCTAAGTACCATTAACGGAGTGCCAAATAAAGCAACAGATTTAGTTAACGCTTATAAAGGCGAAACTACAATCATGACCAGGGACGCTGCCGGAAAATCTGAAGTCGCCGATCCGGATTACTCGTATGAAATTGCGAACAAGCGATACGTCGATGGTGAAATCGCCAAATTAAACGGTATCTCCGATGTGGATTCCGTGACTGACCATATAACTTTACGGAAGATAGGCCGGTGGGTATTCATCAATGTGCGGGACGCCCCGCCCGGAGTCAAAGGTGAAGTTCACCCAGGTTTTCGCCCCATAGAGGACATAGACTTCTTCCTCACAGTACCTAACTACCGCGGCTATCCTGGCTTCTGCAACGTTCTCACTAATGGCAGCGTCGAAGTTCGCTTTTCAGGAAATGCCAGCAGCGCCGATCGAGGCTTCGGGTGCGCCACCTACCTAGCAGCAGAATAGAAAAGGAAACTATCATGTCATTGCAAGACCTTAAAACCAGTACCCAATCCCTCACCATGGAGGAATGGCAGGAGTTCCTCGGCTGGTGTGTGGCTGAGGAGCGGCCGCGCCGGGAGATGCTACAAGCCCAGGAAGAAGCACGCACCCGGCTCATCCTGCACCTGCGTGAGCTAGGGGAAATCCCCGCCCCCGACGCACTGCGGGAATCGCCACGGCATGTTGAGGACGCTCCCGAGTGGCAGCATCCCAAGAGTGAACCGCAAAACTGCTACATTCAGGGCGATATCATCCAGTATGAGGGCAACCTCTACCGAAGCGTATACCCGCATCTGAACTGTTCGGTCCCCGGCGCTGATGGTAAATGGCTGCGTATCGAGCCTGCGCCGGAGTCTGCCGCACCACCGGAAGAATCCCAATAAACAAACCCCCCATCAAACCCTGGAACGTCCTATTGCTTGGGCGCGCCGGGGTTTTTGCATGGGTGCAATCTAAATGAAGAAGGAGAAAGTAATATGACTGTGATGCCTGTTGAAGCGGGCTTTTACGTGACCAGTGGTTTTGGTCCGCGGGAGGGGGGTGAGTTCCACTATGGTACGGATTTCGGCCGTGATGGTGGTAGTGGTAACCACTTGGTTTTCGCTATCCGGCCGGGTACTGTGCAGTACGCCGGGCAGGCTGCTGGTTTCGGCGAGTGGGTGACAATTGACCATCCGGCTGATGTGGGTGGGGGCTATAGTGTGTACGGGCATGTGATCCCCGAGGTGGTGGCTGGCCAGTGGGTAGGGGAGGGGCAGCGTATCGCTCGTATCAACCCTAACCCCGCGACAAACGGGGGTTTCCCGCCCCATCTGCATTTGGAGTTTCACCGGTTTGTGTGGGCGCCGCCCGGCCCTGACCGTATCGACCCCATGAGTGTCCTTGCGGGCGCCCCTTACCCGGATAGTGGGGCAGTGGCGGCGGCCGCGTCCTTTGGTGATCCGCTGTTTGGCGTGGACGTGAGCGAACATCAGGATGGCATGAGCCTCCAGCAAGCAGCCCGTGAAGGTATTAGCTTCGCTATTATCCGCACCACGGATGGTACTTACCGGGATCGCTGCTACCGCAGCCACCTTGAGGATGCTGAAGCCGCAGGTATGCTCACCGCCGCCTACCACTACCTGCGGAACCCTTCCGAGGGCACCAGCATCCAGGAACAGGTGGACGCCTCACTAGCGGTGATGGGGGACGCCATCCGCCCCATGTGGCTTGACGTTGAGACCGAGGCAGGACTCTCGGTGGAGCACATCCGCACCGCTAAACAGTGCTTTGAGGCTGCTGGGGTGCGGGTGTGCGGCGTGTACTCCTACGTGCCCTACTGGGAGCGCAGGATCACAGGCGGTGAGCCAGACAGCAACGAATTCGGGGCCCTTTGGGTAGCCGCCTACGGGCAAGACCGCCAGGGCGACCCCAGCCTCATCTACCCCGGCAATGCGCACCCACAGTGGGACTATCCGCTGGGCAACCAAAAGCCCCGGATTTGGCAATACGGATCCAACGCTTTAGTGGCGGGCTTCGCTGTGGACATCAATGCCTTCCGCGGCACCCGCGATGAATTGCGCACAATTTTCTACGGGGGCGCTACGCCCCCAAACCAACCAACCAAGGAGGATTTTCTCATGGCACTAACCGACGCTGAACAGCGCGAGCTCCTGCATCTCACCCGAGACATCGCAACCCAACTCCAAGGCCCCCGGCAGGAAGACCTACCCGACGGACAGAAAAACCCGGCAGGTGGCCGCGGCTGGCCACAACTCGGAGCCACCCCCACCGGTCAATATCACACCCTGGTTGACGGGCTCAGCGAAACCCAAGCCGATGTGAAAGCCCTACTCGCCTGGGCCGCTGCTCAAAGCGGCACCACCATCGAGGCCATCAAAAACCACTACGCAACCACACAGGAAGGAAAATAATCATGTGGACTAAAATATTCTGGATCGACGCAGCAGACCGCGCCCTCCGCACCTTCGCCCAAGCCTTGCTCGCAACCATTACTGTTGGAGACGCTATCTACCACGTGGACTGGACAGCAGGCCTGGGCATCGCAGCTACCGCCGCAATCGCATCTCTGCTCACCTCCGTTGCCACATCGAAAGTCGGTGATGCCGGCACTGCCGCCATCATCACCCCAAACGCTCATACCAGCGGTGACCATGCAGCATGATTGACAACATCACCACCCTCATGAATGCGGTAGATGCGCTCATCCGCAGCCTTGACCCAGTGCTAGTAGCCGCAGTCATCGACGCGGCATCAGCATTATCTTCCTAACCAGATCGGAGGAAAACATGGGGCCCATGGACTTCATCAAAACCATATCTACCGTGGCCCCCACCAATCAGGGCTTCTGGGCAGCACTGTGGGGCTGGATCAGCCCCACAGAAGCCGTCACCCTGGCCATTATCGGCGCCGCCGGAACCTGGTACAAGATTTTCACCGACCGCAAAATGGCCGAACTACGGGCCGAGGTCGACTGGGCCAAGGCTGATGCCGAAAAAGACGCCGCCAAAGCCGCCGCCCTGGAGCGCAAAGCCGAAGCTATAGATAAAGCATCACAAGAGCTGAGGGAATGGCTCACCACACGGGTATCGGTGCTGGAAGCCAAAGTGGAAGAAATGCAGCACGAACGCGAAGCCTACCTTCGCGTAGCGGCCGCCTTCTTCGACGTGCTCGACGACTACCCAGACCCACCCGGACCACCCAGAATATCCGCACACGTCGCCAGCTACATCGGTTGGACAAACACCGACCTCAAACCCCACCCCCCCAACACCTAAAACCCCCAACCCCCACCCGGCTAGACTAAGCGGCGCGCCGGGTGGGGGCCTTTTATGTTAGTGAAATCTCCCAAGGGAGTTAGTCGCAGAATGTTAAAAATTCCAGGTAACGAAGTGAACATTAGCTCAATTGGTAGAGCAACCAATTCTTAATCAGTGCGTTCGGGGTCCGAGTCCTTGATGGTGCCCCCTTCACTCCCACCGGTACCCCCTGTGGGGGTTTCTCCCGTTGCTAGCCAAGCAAAATCGGTGCCAGTCAAAGTGGCTATCGCTAGCAACTCTCCGCGTCGTGGGTCACGCACTCCCTGTTCCGTCTTAGCGTAAGTAGCACGACCAATACCAATTTTTGCCGCCATTTCCGCCTGCTTAAAACCGGAATTTTCACGAGCTATCCGTATACGTTGCCGTAGCGAAAGATGAGGCACTGATCCTTTCGACTCCATAGGAACATTCTAGTCAATCAGCTAGTGCAGAACAACCGCTAGCAGCTATTTTACTCAAATATTAGCTTTAGAACTCATTTTGACTTGACCTTTGGTAGTTGTATGGCTAGAATTTGAGCATTATGACTACTTTAATAAGAGCTGCCGAAACGGCTTCGGCGTTGGGAATAGCCAGAAGCGCCCCCGGCACCCAGTCTGAACGGAAAACGAATTTGCATCGAGTGCCGTAAAAGGCCCGTGCCGTACAGCCGAGAATGCTGTTCTAATCACTTTTCCACCACGAAATTTCCCTTAAGGAGCCCTCATTGCCCTAGCTAACTAAATAGTTGCTCTGCGCCCGAAGCAGATTAAAGGTATCGGGTGGGCCCTTGTGCTGGAGGGTGCCGTTGCGGGTTAGAGCCGTATCATCATCCGACCGCACACCCAGGGAGAGTCAAGGCAGGCCCGGTATCCCATGCGCTAAGCAGCACTGTAGGCATCATGGTGAACATGATGTTGGGTCCCGCGGACATGCCCGGCCCTGACACCAGGAGAGTAATACCCTTCGTGTGCAATGAGATGAACCTATTTAACCGACTGACCGACTGACGGAATGGCACCATTGCCCCTAGCTTCCAAAGAGCTAGGGCAAGCCCTGCCCTCTCTCCCTCCCTCTGGAATGGACATTCCGGCCCCACACAAGGGAGGGCAGGGCACTACCGCAACCACCGCCTACAGAATCGACGCTAACCCCTAACCCCCAACGCTTAAAACCCCAACCCCCGCCCGGCGCGCCACCCAGCCCGGGCGGGGGTCTTTCCGCATTTATGCCCTTCCGCTATGGAACCCATGTTCGATTGTGTGCTCGAAATACCCCACTGTTTTTCGCTCGAACGCCTATTCGCCCTAGGCGCCCAGAGCATCAGCCCTCCCCGTTTCTCCCAACTTTGGGCATGGCATGATCCCACGACAATCCCACGACACAAAGAACTAAAACAAACTAAAAAAAACTAAAACTTGTGACTTACCGCCTCAATAAAAACACCCACCAACCAGGCAAAACACCAGCCGGCAGGTGGGGCAATTTCGTGCCTCCAGCAGGATTCGAACCCGCGACCAACCGGGTAGAAACCGGTAGCTCT